GGCGGCGTAGGACTGGGCGGCAGCCAGCGAGGCGGCGCGCACCACGGCGGAGTCCGGGCCGGGCAGCATGACCAGCTCGGCGACGATGGCGTAGTTGATGATGCTGGCGGACTGCACCAGGACGTTGTCGGTCATGGGGCGCACCGCTTCCTGATTCAGCGCGCGGGCGACGGTGGCGAGCAGTTCCTCGGAGGCGGCACCGTCTCCGGTGCGCGAGAGCACGTAGACGGTGACCGAACCTGGGGTCGGGCTGATGGCGCTGATGTCGGCAACGTCTGCATCGGCACTGAGGCCGTGGAATATGTAGCTCTGCTCGCTGCCGGCGGTGGTGTAGCCCTCGGGCGAGAGCTGGATGCGGCGGCGGAAGTCGACGTCCGATTCGTACACGGCCGGGCGCGGCGGCACGGCGGTGGGGTCGCCGGCATCGATGAGCAGGCGCTGCACGTTGTAGTTGGCGCCGAGCTGGTCCAGATCGGCGGCGACGGCGTGGGCGAGCATGACCGCGCGGGCGGCGTCGTTGATGCGCTGGCGGAGCATGACTTCGCGGTAGGCGTTTTCCTGCAGCAGCTTGTTGAGCGGCTCGGATTCCAGCGCCAAGGCGGCGGCAACGGCGGGCTGCTCGGCCTCGGGGTAGAGGCTGAGCAGGTAGGCCTTGCGCTCGGCGAGGATCTGTTCGAAGTCGAGCGACTCGATGACGTTGGGCGACGGCAGGCGCGAGAGGTCGATGGCGGTAGTCATAGGCTAGCTCCCAGCTGCAGGGGCACGCGCAGGTTGAGCGCCTCGTTGCTGTCGGTACGGGTGCCTTCCAGTTCAAGCACGGTTTGGCCGGGCACATCTCCCAGGCTGAGCTGCACACGGCTCAGGCGGATGCGCGGCTCCCAGCGCATCAGCGCCATGGCGGTGGCGGCGTAAGCCTGCAGGCGGGTGGTGTCGTTGAAGGGGGCGTCGATCAGATCGGGCAGCAGGCTGCCGTACTCGCGGCGCATAACGCGCGAGCCGAGCGGCGTGGTGAGGATGTCGCCGATCGATTGGGCCAGGTGCGCGGAGTCGCTCAGGGCGCGGCCGGTGGTGCGCGACATGCCGATCATTGCGGCGCTCCTGTGCTGCCCGGGCCGGGGTCTACGCCGCCGTGGGAGTGGCTGACCAAGCTGATGCCTGCGGCAATCACGTCTTCGCTCACGGTGACCAGGCCGGTGATGGCCACATCGCCCAGGATTGTCACGCCGCCGGGGGCGACGAGCTTGGCGGTGCCGCCGGCTGGCAGCGTGGCGGTGAGCGTATGGGTGACGTGGTCGTAATCGATCACAGCCCCGTCCGGATACACCCGCCGGCGCTCGTTTGCGCTTTTCGATGGGGCCGGACATTGCCGTGAATACAGGCCGACCAGGGCGACGCCCTGAGCCGGTTCGCCGCTAGGGCTGAAAAGAATGCATTGCTCGCCGACAGTGGGCGGGTCCCAGTCCAGGCTGCTGCCGGCGCGCTGGGCGAGCCAAGGCAGGTTCGGCACAGTGAGCCCGCCGGTGCGAACGGTGCAGCGCGCAGCCTGGTGGTCCACCGCGGCGATGGTGCCGAGGCGGATCAGGTTGTCGAGGCGGCGCATGAGGTCGGTTGTGTTCATGGCCCCATGCTCGCCTTCGCGCGCGCGGGGCGCATTGGCGGGGGCGTGTAGCGGTTGCCGTTACAGGGTCAGCGCACCAGGTGCTCAACGAGCCGGTCGCGGATCAGCTTCAGATCCGCATCGGTGAAGCCGAGCAGCTGGCGTTTGGCGTACTGGATATCCGCTGCGTTGCGGGCGGGTTTGTCTCGCAGGCCGTACTGGTGGATGCGCGCCAGGCGCGAGACGCGGCCGGCGAAGCCGATGGCAATGGTGCTGGCATCGCTCTGCAGGCGCAGGTAGCGGGCGGTGCGCAGCTTGGCGAACATTTTGCGCTGTTTGATGCGGCCAGCCTTGGCGCGCAGTTCCTGCCTGGGCTTACGTGGAGCGTAGGGCGTGCCGTCCGGGTTTCTCTGCGCGGCGATGCGCTGTTGCTGGGTGCGGCGCAGGTCGCGGGCGATGGCGCTGGTGGCCTTGCGGCGCTCGGCGGGCTGCAGCTGGTTGAGCAGCGCGCCGGCCCAATCCTCGAGGGCGCTCAGGTCGTCAGCCATTGCTTGGGCCTGGGTGCGGGCTGGCGATGTCAGTGCCGGTGCCTGCCGTGCTTTCCCACTCGGCAAGGACTTCGCCGTCCGCGATCAGCTGCCATGGCCCGGCCGGTAGGAACGCGTCGAGCTGCGGCTCCGGCGGATGTTCGATGTGCAGGGTGCCGTCATCCAGCCGCTTGACGATCACGCGCTCGGTGAGCGGCAGGGTGATGCTGAGGTCGACCTTGCTGTTGTCGAGGATGTCCGCCTCGAACTTGATGGCATCCCTGCCCCGCTCCAGGTTCTCCATCAGTTCGCGCTGGTTGACCAGCACCCAGGCGAAAAGCGGGATGGCGATGGCGTCCGGGTGGCCGGCGAAGTCCGTCAGGATCAGGTTCAGCGTGTAGCTGTATTCGAACGACAGACCCGGCGCCGCGGTGCTGCGCATGCTGCCGTTGTCGACGAACACCAGCAGGCGGTCGGGGTTGCGCTTGAGTTCGGGGATGGCGGCGACCAGGTGGGCGCGCAGCGATTCGGGTTTGTTCATGGCTGGGCCTGCTGGTGGCGGTGGAGCATGTCGACCTGGGCGGCGCATTCGGCCCAGGCGGTTTCGAGGGCCTCGAGGTCGGCCAGCAGGTCGCCGTTACTGCTCGGCGCCGATGGCGGCAGCAGGCAGGGCGTCACGGCGGGACAGCCAATGCTGATAACCAGCGGCTCCGGTGACCGCGGGGCGCTCGCGCAGCCGGCGAGCAGCAGCAGGCAGAGGCTGATCAGCCCAATCGCGTAGTTCGGCGTTCTCACGTTTGAGTCCCTCGATGGTGATCTGGCGGGCGGCGAGCGCCTGCCTGAGTTGGCCCTGTTGCTCGCGCAGGCTGGCCTGGGCGGCGCGCTCGGCGCCGAGGGCCTGCTCCTGGGCGACGATGACGGCGGCCTGCCGGACGTTGCGTTGTTCGGCCTGCTGCTGCCGGTCGGTAGCGAGGTCCGCCCGCGCCTGCTCGGCGACGATGCGGTGGTGCTGCGCGACGATTGCCGCCAGCAGCAGGGCAACCAGGGCGGCGCCGATGAGCCAGAGGCGCACGGCGTTCATGCGGCCTGCTCCTGCCCGCCGGCGAACTCGGCGTAGGCACGGGCCAGCTTCACGTCGTAGAGGTTCTTGGCGTAGGCCGGGCCGTTGTAGCGCTTGGCGAACTCGGCCCACTTGCGGGCCTTGAGCGCCTTGAGCAGCGCCGGGTCCGCCTCGATGAACGAGACGAAGGCGTCGAGCTGGGCGGCCTCGCTGAGCTGCATGCAGTCGGCGAAGTGGCGCGCGTCCGCGTAGCCGAGGCGCTGCCAGTGGTAGCCCATGATTTGGAACAGACCCCAGCTGGCGGATTCGAGCGCGGCGTCCGCGTGGATCTGCTTGGCGTTGGCCAGCCGTTGGTGTTCAGCCACGCCGCCGGCGTAGCCGCCGGGACGGCGGTTGACTAGGCCGGGATGCTGCGCGGTCAAGGCATCGGCCTTCGCTTCGCTCAAACCGTGAAGCTGCAACTGGCGGTGCATTACATGGCGCTCGAACAGAATTGCCGGGCGCCCATTGGGCAGGAAGCCCTCGCCCCGGCTTTCCACGGCGTTCACGGCCTTGATGCTGGCCAGCGACACGCCGAGGCGCTGCGCGGCCTGGACCAGATCCTGTTCCTTGAGCAGGCGGGTGCAGTCCTGCCCCGCGAGGGCAGCCAGTGTCTTGGGGCCGGCAACGCCGTCCACCACCAGGCCGATCTTCTGCTGGTAGGCGCGCACAGCCGCTGCGGTTTTCGCGCCGAAGTCGCCATCCAGATACAGGCCAGCGCCGTGGCCATTGAGCAGTTGCTGAAGGTGTCGCACGGCCTGGCCGCGGTCGCCGAGGGCAAGGGGCTGGGTCATAGCTGTTCTGCCTTGCGCTCGAACACGCGCTTCGCGCCGGCACGCACGCCCTCGGCACCGACCAGGCCAATGATTCCGCCGAAGAACGGCGCTGCAGACAGGGGAATGCCGAACAGGCTGAGCCCGTGGCTGGCGGCGAGCGTGATCAGGCCGCACACCAGCGACTCGCAGCAGATGCGGCGCAGCGAGCCCCCGCCGAGCATGAGGCGAGACCCGGAAATAGCCGCCGCCAGGCCAGCTGCGTAAAGGATCGGGAAGTTGTGCTCCAGCAGGGCGGCGAGCCACGCCCAGGTTTCAGGTCTGTCAGGCATGCGCTTCATTCCAGTGTCCACAGTTGATCAGTCCCATAGGTTCACCATCTGCCGGCGCTCGGCTTGCGGCGCGGCGTCGGGCAGCGTGATCAGGGTTCCGTTGGGGATGACCGGGCCGTGATCGGCCAGGCCGGGGTTTGCTTCTAGCACCTGCTCGACCACGCCCGCGGTGCGCCCGTAGTGCCGCCAGCAGATGGCGTCGACGGTGTCGCCCTGCTGGGCGCGGACGCTGGCCATCAGATGAGCTCGACGGTGGTGTGCACGCGGCCGAGGATGCTGCGGATCGCCCAGCGGGCGTCGCGGCGGTACTCGTCTGCGGTGGGGGTGAGTGCTTCGGCGCGCTCGGCGCCGTCGCCGGTGGCGCTGTAGTCGCGGTAACGCTCGGCCAGCTCGGCGCCGGCGGTGCAGTAGATGGCGCGACGGTAGAGGTGCAGCAGCTGGCTTTCGCCCTGGATCGAATCGGCCGGGACGTCAGCGATGGTGGCGGCGCCATCGGCCTTGCGCAGCGTCTTGTAGCCGACCAGCTCGCGGTTGGTTTCGATGATGGCGTTGACGGCGGCCACTTCGAGGCGGGCGTCGGTGACGCTACCGTCCAGGCGCAGCGACTCGCGCATGTGCTGGCCGTCCAGATCAGGGAACCAGCCATCGTTGATGATGAGGTGCGGCTCGTTGCTGCCCCCTGCTGCGATGAATGCGCTCATGAATTCTTGCCCTTGGTTCGGCGGTGGTCGGGGCGTCACAACTGGGCAGGAGAAACCCGTTGATCAGCCCCGAGCCGCCGAGTGCGTGGGGGACGCTCAGTTAGCGGGTGGCGCGTCGGCCGGAGCCGGCGCGGTGTCCGCGTGTTTTTTCAGCAGGCGCTCGACGCGCTCCAGGTCCTTCTTGCCGCCGCAGTTGCTGTGCAGGTCGATGGCCTTGACTAGGTGCGCCTTGGCCACGACGAGATAGCCGACGTGCGCGCGCGTGAGGTTCTCGTCCGGCACCTTCGCTGCGTTCGCCTTGCCCAGCGCCAGGTGCAACTTGGCGCGCGCTTCGTCGGGCATGTCGTGCGAGTCAGTGACCAGCCGAGCCTGTTCCAGAACATCGAGAGGGAACTCGCCGCCGGCCTTCTGGGCCTTCAGCGCGGCGTTGGCCACCTCCTCTGCCAGCAGGCAGCCGGTGGTGCGCGCGAAGCGATCCGGCATCTTGAGGTTGTGCTCGAGCACGTAGCGGCCGATGGTCAGCGCGCCGGCGAAGTCGCCTGCGTCGATGCACCAGACCATGATCGTGGTGAGCACGTCGTCCTGCGCGCCGTGGCCGGCGGACAGCACGCCTTCGATGTAGGGCTGGTAGGCCGGGATGAGCGAACGCTTGAGCTCAGCCTTGCCCTGCTCCGACTGCACCTGCTTGAGGCGCAGCCGGTCCTGGTTGAGTTGCAGCAGCTGCTGTTCGTAGGCGGTGGCGCCGGCCATGGAACGCTCCGGTGCTACCTCAGCAGCCTGAAGGGCTGCGCGCTTGCGCAGCTGGTTGCGTTGGGCAGGGCTGAGCATGGGTTACACCGCCTCGATGTTTTCGACCAGGGCGACCAGACCGAAGTCCTCGATCACGTAGGCGTCGTTGGACGACTGGTAGTCGGCGATGCGGTCGTACTCCGGCTCGTCCTTGATGTGCCGGCGGCGCGCGCCTTCCTGGAAGTAGATGGAGAGGTTCGAAAGCGTGGTGACCACAACGGTGCCGTCAGGGAAGAACGGCGCGTCGACGATCGGCAGACCACCGAGGCGGGCCTTGGTGACGATCTGCTCAGCGGCATTCTCTTCGACGTTGGACGAGGCGCCCTTCTCGACTGCGGCCAATAGCTTGCTGTGAAGCAATCCGCGGTCGACCAGAACCACCAAGTCCGGGTGCTTGCGGTGCCAAGGGTCGAGCAGTTCCACGGCGTCATAGACAAGTCCATCTAGCGACTTGTAGTCACCTGTCGCACCAACGGTGACTTTGCCCGATGCAGCGACTACTTCGTCCAGGACGCGATCTGGCGCGCCTGCGCGGACCTTCTGCAGCCAGCCGACGTTCACGTCCTGGAGCAACTGGTTGGTTTCACGATTGCTGGACGCGGCGGCGGAGGTGCCGTTAAACCCGATCATGATGCGGTCCAGCGCTTGGCGCTGCGCAACGGAATTGCTCAGGCGAGCCTGGAAATCGGGGAACTTGGCCCACGAGTCGAGCAGCGCATACGGAAACGCAACATCGAAATCAGTCTTTTTGCAGGCGTAGGCGTCTTTGGTGAGCCCGTGAACGTCGCGCGGATTACGGCGGTTGCTGTTGCTCGTATCAGTACGCCCGGCAATCGTGCCATTAACACCCAGCAGCAGCGCCTCGCCATCCTTCTCGGTAACACCGAGGACGTTGACGCGCTGCAGAAACCCGCTCGATTCCTGGATAGCGGTTTCCAGCTTCTGCTGGACGGTTGGCTCTACGTTGAATTTCTCCGAGGCCGAGGCCACGGCGTTGAGCAGGGCGACCTGAGACAGGTAGCTGGTAAAGACTTTTCGGGTTTCGTTGCGCATGGTGTGCTCCAGTGGGCGGGTCGGGGTCAGAACGTGGCCAGGATTTGGCCGGTACCGCCCGTGGCTGGCGGACGCTTGAACTGGTCGGGGTCGGGCAGTTTTTCGAGCTTGGCGGTCAGCTCGGTGACGGTCGCCTCGAGCTGGGTGAGCTTCTCGATGGCGGTGGCGGACTCAGCGCGGAATGCTTCGAGGCTCGCCTGCTGCTTTTCGGCGAAATCGACCAGGGCGGTGACGGCCTCGCCCAGTTCGGCGAACTGGCTGTCGGCTTCCTTGCCCTTGGTGAACAGAGCCTTGACGCGGGCGGCGAGGTCCTTGAAGGCGCCGGGCTGGTCGGTGACTTCTTCGAACTCCAGCTCAGCCAGCTCGGCGGCGGTGAATAGGTTGTCCTTGTCCTGCTTACGGCTGGTCAAGGTGCCGTGCTGGGCACTGAACTCCAGGGCCTCGGTGCCTAGGCTCGCGGGGGAATCGGTGAGCGCGAGGCCGACCAGGTAGGCCTTGCCGGTGTCGGCGAACTTGGGCTGGATCTCCATGGAGGAGTAGATCTTCTGGCCCTTCTTGTTCAACGCCAGCAGGGCGTCGTTCGGCTCGAGCTGGGCGAACAGCGCGTACTTGGTTTCGCCGTTGATTTGGATCTCTTCACCCTTCAGTGCAACCACGTCGCCGTAGGCGCCGAACTGCGAATCCGGGGACAGGCCCTTGATGTGCTCGATGTTGATCCGGGCGCCGTAGGTGTCGCGGTTGTAGCTGGCTGCCATTTCCTCCAGCCAGCTGCGCTCGATCTTGCGACCATCAGTGGTCGCGCCTTCGACGCCGATGCGGAACATCTTGGAGCGGAATTTTTTGCTGTTGCCGGCCATGCGGGCTGTCCTCGACTGTTGGCTGCTGGGCAGGTAGTGAGGGCATGGTCGGCAGCCGGCGAACTGCGGGCAATTCGCGCACCCTGTACTGGCTGGACGTACAGGGCGCCGGAGTAACGGCTCGCGCGCGTGAGCGGCAGCATCGGCGCCATGAATGCACCCGCCGAACTCCCCGCTCAACGCGACAACCGCCGCCAGGCCAAGTTTTTGTACTGGACGGGTTGGCGCATCACGGATATCGCCGACTACCTGGACGAGAAGGAAAAGACCGTCCACAGCTGGAAGGCCCGGGACGAATGGGACCGGGCGGACAACGTCGAGCGCATCGGCGGCGCGTTGGAGGCCCGCCTGGTGCAGCTGATCCTGAAGGACGGCAAGACGGGCGGCGACTTCAAGGAAATTGACCTGCTGCACCGCCAGCTGGAGCGGCAGGCGCGAATCGAGCGGTTCAAGGGTGGCGGCACCGAGGCGGAACTCAATCCGAACCTGGACAAGCGAAACGCCGGGCCGAAGAAGGCGCCGAAGCGCAACGAGTTCGCCGAGGAGCACGTCGAGCAGCTCGAGGAGGCGTTCCGCGACGGCTGCTTCGGTTACCAGCTGGACTGGTACCGGGCGGGCAATCAGCGGACGCGGGCGATTCTGAAGAGCCGGCAGATCGGTGCGACGTTCTACTTCGCCCGGGAGGCGCTGCTCGATGCGCTGGTGACGGGGCGCAATCAGATCTTCCTGTCTGCGTCGAAGAATCAGGCGCACATCTTCAAGGCGTACATCCAGGCGTTCGCCCGCGAGGTGTGCCAGGTGGAGCTGACCGGCGACCCGATCATTCTGAGCAACGGCGCGGAGCTGCACTTCCTCGGTACCAACGCGCGGACGGCGCAGGGCTATCACGGCAATTTCTACTTCGACGAATTCTTCTGGACGTTCAAGTTCAACGAGCTGAACAAGGTCGCCAGCGGCATGGCGATGCAGAAGCAATACCGCCGCACCTACTTTTCGACGCCCTCCTCTATGGCGCATGACGCCTATTCGTTCTGGACGGGTGAGCGCTTCAACAAGGGCAAGCCGGCGGCGCAGCGGATCAGCATCGATGTTTCGCATGACGCCCTGCAGCAGGGGCGGCTGTGCGAGGACCGGCTCTGGCGGCAGATTGTGACCATCCTGGATGCCGAGGAGCGCGGCTGCGATCTGTTCGACATCGAGGAGCTGCGCCTGGAGTACAGCGCGGAGGCCTACGCGAACCTGCTGATGTGCCAGTTCGTCGACGACGGGGCCTCGATCTTCCCGCTGGCGGTGCTGCAGCCGTGCATGGTGGATAGCTGGATCGAGTGGAACGAGGACTACAAGCCGTTCGCCGATCGGCCGTTTGGCGATCGCCAGGTGTGGGTGGGCTATGACCCGGCCGAGACCGGCGATAGCGCTGGCCTGATCGTGGCGGCGCCGCCGCTGGTACCGGGCGGGAAGTTCCGCGTGCTCGAGCGCCATCAGTTCCGCGGGATGGACTTCGCCGCCCAGGCCGAAGCGATCCGCCGGGTGACGCTGCGCTATTGGGTGACGTACATCGGCATCGACATGACCGGCATGGGCTCGGGCGTGGCGCAGCTGGTGAAGCAATTCTTCCCGAACCTGACCACCTTCAGCTACTCGCCGGAGGTGAAGACGCGCTTGGTGCTGAAAGCCTACGACGTGATTCACAAGGGCCGGCTGGAATTCGATGCCGGTTGGACGGACCTCGCCTCCTCGCTGATGGCGATCCGCAAAACCACCACAGCTAGCGGCCGGCAGATGACCTACACCGCCGGCCGCACCGATGAAACCGGCCACGCCGATCTGGCCTGGGCGCTGTTCCATGCCCTGCACAACGAGCCCCTTGAGGGCATGACCGCCCAGAACACCAGCTTCATGGAGATTTACTGATGAACACCGACATTGCCGCCGCACCCGCCCCGGGCTTCGAGGCCTTCACCTTCGGCGATCCGATGCCGGTGCTCGACGGGCGCGAACTGCTCGACTACCTCGAATGCTGGCTCAACGGGCGCTGGTATGAGCCGCCGCTGTCGCTGGATGGGCTGGCGAAGTCGACCAGGGCGAGCGTGTTCCTGCAGAGCGGGCTCAACTTCAAGCGCAACATGTTGGAGCGCACCTTTATCCCGCATCGCCTGCTGAGCCGGCAGGCGTTCGGCCAGTTCGCCCTGGACTGGTTGTGGTGCGGCAACGCCTACCTGGAGCGGCGGCAAAACATGCTCGGCCAGGCGCTGAGCCTGCAGCCAACGCTGGCGAAGTACATGCGCCGCGGTGCCGACTTGGAAACCTACTACCAGGTGCGCGGCTGGCGCGATGAGCATGAGTTCAAGCCCGGGACGATCTGCCATCTGCGCGAGGCGGATATCAACCAGGAGGTGTACGGGTTGCCGGAGTGGCTGTCAGCGCTGCAGTCGGCGCTGCTCAATGAATCGGCCACCCTCTTCCGCCGTCGCTACTACCAGAACGGCAGCCATGCCGGCTTCATCATGTACATGACCGACGCGGCGCAGAAGGAAGAGGACGTCGACGCGCTGCGCACCGCGCTGAAATCAGCCAAGGGACCGGGCAACTTCCGCAACCTGTTCATGTACGCGCCGGGCGGCAAGAAGGACGGCATCCAGCTGCTGCCGGTGAGCGAGGTGGCGGCCAAGGATGAGTTCGGTTCGATCAAGAACATCAGCCGCGACGATCTGCTAGCCGCGCTCCGGATCCCGCCACAGCTGATGGGCATCGTGCCGCAGAACGCCGGCGGCTTTGGCTCACTGCGCGAGGCCGCTGAGGTGTGGGCGGTCAACGAACTGGAGCCGATCCAGGCAAGGCTGGCTCAGGTGAATGAGTGGGTTGGGGAGGAGGTAGTGCGATTCAGGCCGTTCGAACTGCCCGCGAAGGGCTGAATCACCGGAAGATCGAAGCCGCCCGTGAGGCGGCTTTTTTACGAGAGGGTAGCGGCTAAACGGCGGTTTTGTCTCGCCGCAACCGCGCGAGCAATAACGGCCTAAGCGCAGCGATGTCTAGTTCGATGACATTGATCAGGGCGGCCAACTGGTCGCGCGTGACCGATGTGCCACATGGCAGGCCGGTCAGGACCAGTGACTCTCCGGTGTGCTCGTCTAGCAACATGGCATGGATGGTCTGAGGTGAATCCATCGCAGCCGTGAACGCCAACGGCCTGAAGTGTTCCCGCACGAGCGCCAAAGCCTCGGGCTGTCTAATCCGCGTCATCTGACAATTCCTTTTGTCTGAGCGGATATTCTAGCAGCGAACTCTGCGGCACTAGCCAAGCGAGGCTGAGAACAGGGTCACGCTTCGGAGCTACCCACCTCGATCCTAACTACTTCGCCGAGTAGCGAGCTTACGGCTGACCGAAAGTCAACATCCTGAACCGTCGGCAGCGTTTCACGGCGACGAATTTCTTCATGCAAGCAACCATCGGCAATGTTACGGAGGGACGTTTCTAGAGATTGCATATGCTTGTTGAACGATTTCGAACCCTTGTAATTGAAAGCCACCCCGCGGAATCTTTCCACTCCGAAGATCGGGGGCACATGGTCAAGAATCGCTCTGACCAGCATAGCAACTGCGAAGTGACAGTCCTTTTCGTACACCACGTTTAACTCGCGACAGAGCTGAGCAAGCTTTGCGTAGTCAAACCTTGAGCTGTTCAATGCCGCAAGTTGATTGATTCGCTCAATGGATACATACGTCCCTCTATGTTCGTTGTGCTGCTGCGCAGCAGGCTGTGGCTTCGCGGCGCGCTCAATCTGACTCTGCGCGCTCCGTATTCTCATCGCTGCGCTTGCAACCCACATGCTAAATGAAAACGGATCGCCACCATCAAGACCTATGTCGTAGCGCCGTCTGTGCTCCGCTAATTCTTTGACGTCGTAGGCAACTTCACCGAGGACAGATCGAATCAAAGCATCCGCTTGGGCAACGAGCTCAAGCACAGACCCTTCCTCTTTCCAAAGTCGGTCCTGCCCGCGTTGCTCCAACATCTCTAGCTCATCGGCAATTCCTTGAAGCTCAAGGGCGATCGATTCAGCCATGTTTCCCTACTCGTCAGCGTAATGGAGCAGCCATTCTACCCCAGTGGTGGCCTATTGCCCGGCGCGCGCCGTTGTCCCCCCACCACACCTGCGGGCTAAATAGGTCGCGTTCACTGCACCCCTGCACCCTGCCGCAGACGGCCCAGCGCTTGCGCTGGCAGCATGATCGCGGCGAGAGGAATACCTGCGGATACCTGCGAAGGTGCGCCCGATAGCGAAGCCCTACGGCGCCCCAATTTCAGAGCCGAATTCGGAAATGGGTAATTTCGGTAAGGTGTGGTTTCGAAACGGCTGGAGGCTGCGTATTTACTGGGCTGGAGCAATTACCTAGA